AAGGCGATCCTGGAAAAGGCCATTAAAGCAGCCAAGCTCAAGGAGGATTCTAAGAAGAAGACTGAGCTGCAAGGAGAAATGGCGAACGGTGCCACTTACACGTTCTACGGACCTGCTCATCACAAAGCCTTCTTCGCCGCAGCATGGGCACTCATGATCTGGTGTTTTCGGTTGGGATGCCAGATCGCATATTTCATGACCTTTTGGCCAGTCCTATTCTGGTGCCTTGCTAACGTCAATGTGGATGTCCTTGCCACTTTCTTCACAGCGGTGGGTGCTTTCCCGCTCATACTTCTCATGTCTCTCATGGGATTTCAGGCCCCCTTTCAGCTCTTCGGAGTTCTCTACGTCCTAGTCCAGAGTGTCTTTGTTTTCCTTCAGGGACACGCCGGGAGAATGTCTGAGAGGGATTGGCGCACAATCGGTCGAGGATTCGACCGCATCGGCAGCAATGTCGATTTGGGCTACGAAAATTGGTCGCCCGGCACTTGGAATAGGGTGTCAAAGCTCCTCTTTGCCATCACCGGCTGGATTTGGTGGCACGGACCATTCAAGCTCCTGTCAGAGATTGTCTCATACTTTAGTTACACAAGATTCATTTTGCGATTTGTCGCACCGGTAGTACTTGTTCTAGTGCTATACGCCAATTGGAAAAGAATGAGAACAAAGCACACTTATCGTATATTTGCCCGCCCATTGAAAAGGAATAAGGTGCAGATCAATAAGCTCCTCCCTGACAGAGACGAAAGAGCCGAGAAAATCGCGATACACGACATCAAGTACAAAGATTGTCGCCTGAACACGTTTTCTCACGAGATCAGCTATGTGTTTGACTTCGGCCCATTCGGCTTCACGAATGTCAGCACACTCCCTCTCATCATCGGGTATTTTTCCGATGAGCTTTTTGCCCAATTCATCTCGGGAACCGGGCTCTTGCACCCTGATGACGCCGCTGCGGATACCTTTTACCGCACGCACGCCCAGAGAATTACGGTGATCGAAATTGACCGTCATCAGGATAAGATCATCAAAATCACCCCCGGCACGATAGAGCTGGCCAACGCAGCGCAGAAGGACTATCGCCGTGCCAAGGAAGAAGAAGCGATCCCTCAGTAGGGTTCCGACGAATTGACACCTCCAGGCACCTGAGGGGCGTCAGGCTGAATGAGGAGGCTTTTCCCAAGCTGGAGCCAGTGAAAGCTGACTACAAGCTTAGTGCCATAAAGCCTACCGATAGGACACATAGGCCTTCTGTGGCAGTGCAACTTCCTCTTGCCGCAACAGGGTTTGTCCCGTTTAAACCTGACACCTCAGACCTGGAGACTGTCGTCGCCGGGACCCAAAATAGGATGGGTCGGGCTCCGCCTCTAGCTGACCCAACGCTTCTTAAAGAGCTTTCGGAATATGTGCTCAAATTTATGGCCAAACATTTCCGCCCCCTTTCACTCAATGACGATCTGAGTTTTGAGACATGGTTGAAAAATAAGACCACATGGCCAGCTTGGAGGAGAAAAGAGCTCCGGGAGAAGTGGGCCCAATGCGACGAAACGTTGCGACCCAAACACTTCAAAGTCAAATCTTTTCCCAAGGATGAGACTTATCCCACCATCAAGCATGTTCGCGGCATTATGTCGCGCACGGATGAATTCAAATGTGCAGTTGGCCCGACGTTCGCTGCCATTGAAAAAGAAATCTTCAAACATCCGGCCTTTATTAAGAAAATACCTGTCAAAGATAGACCAGAATACGTCAAGAATATGATAGAGAAGACTGGATTTAAGTACGGGACCGGTGATTATACCGCGTATGAGTCGCTCTTCGTTCCTGAAGTCATGAAAGCTATTGAATTCGTTGCCTACGACTACATGACCGCACATCTTCCTGAAACAAACTTGTTCAGGAAGTATCTGCGGGAGGTGATCGCAGGCACCAATGTG